CACAAAACATTACGGATGGATATGTAAATTGGTTTGTGCCTATTATAATCTTTAAAAATTTTATGGTTTCTGTGAAATCACCATGTCGTCTCAATATCATTGGAACATATTTCATTGATGCAGATATGATAAATTTGTAGGTGTTAAACATTTTAAGCAGTTCTAGTGCATAATCAAAGTCTTTCATAAAACATGCATATGCAAAAAGAATATCAATTGTTGAATTTGGTAATTTAATATGTGTTGCCATTCTAGAATAACATTTTTTTGCAAAATCATAGGCCGACTTATTTAAACAAGTGGAAATGAAATTGATGTCTGCACCCAAACATACACAACAATTCCCACTGGGCTTACAATATCTTTTATTGGGTTCATTTCTGTCTAAAATATAATCATGTGGCAATACAAATGATTTTTGTAAAATGTCAATAACAATTTGAACATAATGGATGATTGCTGTTTGAGGATTCATTTGAAAACCGTGATTAAGTAGTTTTATTATTCTACTGTATTTTGTTCTGTATTTAATATTTTTTTTGATATATTCAAATGTGAGTTGTTTAGTGTTGGCATATTCAATGAGTTGTTCTGGTGTTATGCCAAATGTATTTCCGGCAACTTCAAAGTTGTTTGTTTTTAAATTGTATAATAACATACCAATATCAACATCTGACATTGTTTTTTTACTATGATCCATATTTTTGGTGTAAATGAAATCAATTGAAAAATAATCATTAAGGACCAAAATAATATGTTTTGATGCGTAATCAATCATGTATTTATTTTTTACTGTTGCAACAGTGACAAGTTCATACGTAGTAATTTTAATATTGAGTTTATCACATAGATCAAAAATAAGTAGTCTAATAGAATCTTCATATTTGTTATCTATTAAAAAATCCAGATCATTACAATTTTCATCAAATTGATCCAAATATAGTCTCCATGTTGCACTACCAAATAGATATGCCTGATCAGATATGCGCAATGTATCTGTTAAAGTGCTAACAAATTTATTTATCTGATGATCTTTTGAAATATTGTCAAAACGAATGATCGACATGATTGATTATGCTAATAAACAAATATGAAGATAGAATGAATGTGTTTATCAATTTTATTTTCTGTGTGGATTGTACTTAGCAGCAGCTTGTTCCATCTGGCGTTGTGTGTTTCTCCATTCAGACCATGCATCTTTGTTAGCCATGGGTGGTGCAATAGCTGCATGAGCTTGTGCTTCAGCCAATTTTTGTTGGTAAACGATGACTGATTTGTCCATTTGTGTGATAGTTAACTATAGCTAATGGCATATGCAGTAAAAATAAATATCAAATTTTATAGAATATACTATCCTTTAGATTTTTTAGAAATCGAGATGGCCAATCAAGTTCTGGATTCGATTGTACCTTTTCTACAGACCAGCGGACAATTTCGCAACAATCCCTCGTGTATGCAGGATCGTCAGCACAAATTTGTGCCACAAATAGTGTACATAGTTCTTCTGTCAAAATGTAACTAGGTATCATGCTAAAAGCTCTAAAATCAGATTTGAATACATTGACAATTTGTTGAGGTGTCCATTTGGCAACCACATCTCCAAATATGCGAAAATTTTTATATCCTGTGAATTGTTTTATTAGGTATGGACTTAATATTTGACTGAAATATTGACATAATTCATCAGTAATTCTTTCAGGCGAAATATAATTCATACAATTATACGGATTGCATCCATACACAAAATATGGTACAAATGCAGCATTTGATTTATCACATAGAAATTGTTCGATTGTTATGTGATTATCAAGATCAAGATAGAACTGATCTGTTTTATATTTATCTCCTTCTACATAGATTAGAGAATGGGGGTAAATATGTACACGACATAATTTAGAACCAAATTTTGCAAAATGTAAAATATTCTTATGATCAGAAAAATAAAGACCACCTGCACTACAAATTTTACGGGGTGAAAAGGGTATTTCATCCATGTTATGACCATGTACATATTTGTGTGTGCCATGCTGATGTGTATCATTGATAAATTTGTATGGTATTAAACCTTTTATTTTTAGATATCGATTGAATAATTCACCAATGACCACATTGCCTGTGCAAATAAGACTCTCACAATCTTTGTCCGAAATAAATTCTGATTGCATTGCACATAATCGCGGAAAATCTTTGACCAATTTACTATCATTCCATTGTGCATCAGCAATATGATTTATGTATTTTAAATTGAATCGATCATCACGCGCCATTAGTTTTTCACAATATTTATAATCCTCGGCATAAAATGCATCCATAATGAGAGCCCTATGTATTGATCGGGGGTGAAAGTAACATGAATAATAAATTGGTTTCGCAAATTTTGTCCATCTAAATAAGTCATTTAGAAAACACATAGTTAGCTCAAAACTATTTGCACGCCGTAATAGCATTGGAACATATGGCAAATATATTGTTCGGAACGTATGGACTGTGTGGTGGAAATGTGCCAATTCAGATCTAGCAAATGTGTTATCTCCCATGCAAAGTGCATATGCAATCATTTTACCAATTATTGCATACTTGTGGTTCAAATTAGGAGACATACGATCATACAATGCTATGTACATCAGATAAAATTTTTTAATAAGTTTATACGTGTCATCATCAACAAATTTTAAATCATTTTTGCGACATGTGCACAAATCATGAAAATAATACGACGGACATTTTTCGAGATCATATTGGTGGTCACTTGGCAAATAAAATGATCTGCAAAAAATTGTCATAATAGTTTGGGCCAACTCACTATCTTGTGTATCACTATCAATTGTGAATCCTTTTCCAAGTAATTTTATGAGTCTGCTTAAACTTGTTTGAATATACTGACACGACGTTGACACAGTAATTTTTTTTTCTCGTGCACATTCAAATATTTTGTCAACTGTCAGTGTCGATGGTTGCCCCCCCACAATATATTTGCTGGCACTGAAAGAGTATATCAGCATACCAATATCAACATCTGCCAACTGATCAATAAATTTGTCAACGAAATCTGTATAAATAAGATCAAATTTAAGGCATCCATTAATAACAACTATTGCATGCTGTATATCACCACTAATACAAATATAACCATAATTTGTATTTTTACCAACAAGTTCATATTTGGTCATTTCCAAAGAAAGTGTATGACATAAATCTATAATAAATTCTTTGTCAGCTGCAATATATTTTGCATCAAGTACCAAATCAATATCATTTTTTGTTTCATCAAATTCATCTAACTCAAGGCGCCATGTAGCACTGCCAAAAAGATATGATATTCGTTTTTCTGGTAAATATTTGATAAAACGGTCAATGAATTCAATTTTTTGGTGATCCTTTGAAATACGTTCAAGATGGATCATAGTGTCAATAATAAAAAAACTATAATGGTAACATAATAAATACATGTTTCAATTTTTTTCAGTTGACGTATTTCTCTGGTCATTGGTCAATCAGGAAGCATTTTTGCACGCACTTGCCTTACAATCTCTTGACAATCCTCAGCATATTCAGGAGTTTCTGCACAAACCTGTTCTAGAAATAGTGTACCCACAGTTTCTGAATACATAAAGTTCGGTATATTAGAAAACTTTTTGTAATCAGTCTTGTATATGTCGACAATTTGCTGTTCTGTCCACATACTAAGAATGTAGACCAGTGTTTCCCACACATTGGGAAATGATAAGTATCCGTCGTCATAACTCAAATTAAGAAGAAGCATGCCACATAATTTATCATTCATTCGGCTAGGTTCAACATATGAAATGACATTGTCTATTTCTCTGCGCATATCATCACTAAACAATTTTGCCACAGCGGCAGAATTCGCCTTGTCGCACATGAACTGTTCAAGATATATGTGATTGTCAAGATCAATGTGGAATTGATCAGTCTTGTACTTTTCGTGTTCAATATAAATGCGAGAATGGGGATATACAGTTACACCGCATAGTTTTGCACCAAAGCTTGCAAAATACATGATATTCATATGATCTGTGAAATACAAACCTCCCGATCTGCATGAACCAGATGGACAGAATGGCAGGGCGTCCTCATTGTGACCATGCGTATATGTATGTGTGTTATGCTTGTGTGTTTCATTAACAAATTTGTACATTCTAATCCCCTTTGCTGCGGCATATCGGAGGAATACTGATCCGATTACTGTTGCACCTTTCACAATAAGATTTGCACATTGCTCATCGGACAACAAATCTGCATGCTTCATAGCTAACGCTGTAATTTTCTCGCGTGGAATCATCGTGCCGGACTTCATAATACAGGATTGCGAAAAACTGATGATATTGAACATGTCACTGTATGATCCCAATTTAACACAATAATCATCATCCTCAGCATACAATGCATCCAAAATAAATGTTTCATACAATTTTGTAGATTGCAGATAACATGATGATGCAGTATATTTTTGTAAATGTGAATACTTTGTGAAAAAATCCAGAAAATGAATCGTAAGACAAAAATTACCTGATTGTCTCAATAGTGTTGGAATGTACATTAGATTGAATTTGTCTGTCCTACTATTATGATACTTAGTTAGTGCATGCTTAGCAAATTCAAAATCTTTCATGTATAGTGCATATGCCAACATCTTATCATTCAGCAGATTAGATGGATATGTAAGCATTAGGTAAAACTTTTTGGTAAGCTGATATACATCATCATTAAGACACAATGCAACAAAATTAGAGTCATGTGGTGTGCATGTACATATGGGCATCTGCTTCTTGCTCTTTTTACATTTTATAGTGGAGCCATAGTTATCACTTGGCAAATAAAATGATGCCATAAAAATTTCCATGACTGACGTTGCCAGTTGTACATTAGGCGTTTCACTATCGATAGTAAATCCCTTGTTGAGTAGCTTGACCAATCTGCTCATCTTTGTCTGTTGATTTCGCCTGGTATGAATATATCGCATTGTAATGGTCTTTGATCGTGCACATTCAAAGATTTGATCAATTGTCAATGTTTTCTCATGCGTTGTAGTGTTCCATCCAGCGACTTCATATTCATTGGTATGGAGATTATACAACATCATACCAATATCAACATCTGACATTCTGTTAATAAATGTGTCCATATAGGCTACATAGACAAGATCAATCTTAAACACATCATTGATAATGACCATAATATGTTGTGATGCATAGTATGTTGTATTTGGCTTTTCTACTGGTTCATATTTGGTCAGTTTGAGTGAAAAAATATCACACAGGTATTGAATAACCCCCTTGTCAACTGCAATATCTTTTTCACACAGCAAAAAATCAAGATCATTGTCTTCTCCAAATTCATCCAGTTCAAGTCTCCAGATAGCACTTCCAAATAAATATGAGGTTTTTTCCTTCTTTGTCAGATAGCCGACAAAGGACTGCACAAATTCCACTATCTGTGGGTTACTTGAAACACGCTCCAGTTTGAGCATTAGTTGTATACATTTAACTTGAATATAGTAGATATAGGTAAATAACAAAATCAATTTTTTTAATGGCTCAATAAAAGAAAATAATGATAGTTAGACTATCAGTGATATTCCTGCCAAATTGTGGAATAGCTTTGTGGCCGGATTAGAAATAATATTCAGAACCTTGTAGAGTGACAAAATATCGTTATGATCAGTAATATTGAGTGTCTGGCACAACATATTGAATCCGTCAACATCAGCATTGTTAATTGCATTGTTTGCAGCATATTCTGCATTCTTTTTGATAAATTCGGCATTAATGTTAGCTGAAATAAGTGTCATATTTGTCTCGGCAGAAATAACACTAACTAGACGATCAGTTTGAGCCTGAATAGCCAATACCTGTTGCATATTTGCACTGACTTCATTGTTTTGGAGTTGAACGACGGTTTGTCGATATCTGGTAATCATATCTTCCGGAATTCCAATCTCAATAATTTTGAAAGTATCGACAGGTACATCAACTGACAATTGTTCTCTCATTCTTTTGTTAATTTCGCTGGCATATGCGGATGCGATATAAGTTCGATTGTCAATGTAACTCTGAAGTGGTAAATAGATTCCACTGCTGGCACTGCCGGATAGTTCCCTAACTGTCAGTTTTGCCAAATTTGATACGCCAGTTTCATAACTGGTACTATATAGACCATAAACCAGACTTAGGTTTTCTGGCAAAAGTCTATAATAGAATTGTACCTCAATACTAATTTGATAACCATCACGCGTGAAGACAGTCAATGCAGTTCCATCTTCATGCAAAAATGAAATTCTCTGAAATGTTCTGGGAAACTTAACAAGTTCATAAGTTAATGGAAGATAATGTCGTCCTTGTTCAAGAACAGTATCAGTTTCTACTCTACCAAATTTGTTTCTCCTAAAAGCCATCTCATTGTACCTAATGTATACAAATGAAAGTGGAAGCAATGTAACAAACAAAAATAAACTGACAGATAGAAGAGTTATCCAAATAATGGTTCGACATGGTTCATATGTTTTTCTGGGAGTTTGTCTTTCTTGATCTATATTGACAGTTGTGTCCCGCATAGTATTAATAGATGGTTGTATAACAATGGGATAATTGAAAGTGAAGTATTCAATTTTTATTTTATTTTGTATTGATAAAATAAAAATTGAAGTAATAATCTCATAGGCAAAGCTATTACTATCCAATACTAGATCACAAAGCATGGCCCCAAATTTGACCAGTCCATTATGTATTAAGGCCACAAAGATTTGGGCACTAATAGTATTTTGTATAGGTGTATTGGTCGGGTTTGCAACCCTGTTTACATATTTTGGATATGGTCTTAACAAGAAGGTTTATCAAAATGAATATGCTGTTGTTGAAAATTCATATAGTATGAAATTGGTAGGACCGCTCGAGCAGGGCACTTATAATGATCTAACAATTGGTGATAAGATGATTAAGTATAAGTCGACCATTCAGTTCATTGAATATGGAGAACC